ATAGATTATGCTAACGCTGAATATGTTTTTAGTCCTATTACTTGCTCTAAGTATTGGTGCGTTCATCATATCTTTGAAGCATTAAACACAAAAGAAGAGCCAAGCATTAAAGGATTTTTACATCTAAAACAATCGGTTTTTTACGCTCATTCTTTGGTTGCAAATTACCGAGAGAGAATAGAAAAAGAGTTTGAGGGTTTTGATATGGAAACATTCAATGAAATAAACATTGTTCAATGGAAAGAGGAGGTCGCCTAATGAAAGACACTAGCAAACAATTACTAAGCAAAAATAAAAAGCTATTCCCCTTCCATAGTGGAGGGGGATGCGTTCACTTTGGCTATGAAACAGACCATGAGGATTTAATCTGGCTGATAAATAAAGCTGATTTACATAACCCTACATTTAATGACGAAGGTCTACCAGAGTTTGAATGGATTAACGAATACCCAGAAGATATAAATGATTTTTGTATGTTCGGACTAGATTTTAATAATCTAGACCAAGAATATGAAGGACTCGCACTTGATGTAATCGGTATAGTTAAAGACGCAGTTCACAATAATGCTTGTTCTACTTTTGAAAATGATGGTTGGTCTTGTGCTTTTTATGGTAGATATCAGCAAGGTATCAAAATACTAGACGAACTATCTCCCAAGATAGACCAAAAAATAATTCACTTTTGTAGGTGTTGAAATGAGCAGATGTCAATTATGTAAAAAAGAAGTTGATGAAAGGTCAACGCAAGACCAAGTAGGTTTTGAATTGTGTTTGAGTTGTGCATATAACTACTCAGATAAAGAACTAATCGAAATTATGATTGAGGAGGAGGAACTATGAAAAGATTTATAGTTAAAGGACAGTTTGAGTTTGAAGTAGATGCTGAAACTTATGAGGACGCAATAGAGGAAACTAATGATAAATTAAATCTATCTAACATTGAATTTGAAGTGGAGGAAGACTAATGAAAAGTAAATTAGATGTAGCAGTATGTTATGAAAGTGTTTGTGAATTTTTTGAACACTATGATTACCATAGTTCAGATGGTTGGCTGACTGAGATTTTAAATGGAAACATTGATCTCAATATAATGCGTAAAGCAATCTTGAAACACGCAGATGGCGAGTACGAAGTTTGCCAAATGTTAGTTGATGAGATGCACATCCACAAATGGTGGGAGGAGGACGAATGAGATTTTATAGAGAGCATGGAGATATAGACCAAGAAATTTGGTGTAATTTTGATAAGGAAGTAGGGCAAGATAAAAAAGCCAGATACTTTGTTGAATGGGATATTACTGAAGATATAGCCAGAGTAATCAAAAATAAACTAAAAGACGAACTTCAAATTGACGAAGATAATTATTTTACTATGGATAATATGCAAGGTTTTTGTACTTCTAATTATGAAGAAGGCATGAAGTTTTATCGAGACTTATCTTTGATAATTGATGAACAATTAAAAATATGGAAGGAGGACGAATGAAAGAAGTAAAATTTATTAACAGAGAAAGCCAAAAGGATAGTTTAGTTATCGAATGTGATACTGCTGGTGGTGGAGGTAATATAATTGCTTTAGGAGATGATAAATTTGCAGAGGATTACGCAGATTGGGATTTTGAGCACACAAGCTCTTACATATCAGACATAGACCAAAAAGTTTGGACTATGTTTGAATTTACGGAATATGAATGGCTTAACAAACCAAGTGATTTAATTGGACAAAGTATTTGCGTACATGATGGAGATCCAATGTACCCAGAAGATGAAATTACCAAGATAGAAGCAATTTATAAAGTCAAAGATTATTTTCCGTATGATGAAATAACAAAGGAGGAAGCATGAAGAAATATATTGTCACTTATTATGATGAGATAGAAGCTAATAGTATCGAAGAAGCATACGAAAGACTGTTAGTAGTTTTAGAGTCAGATGTTAAATACAAAGATGTAGAAGCTTTTAAATTCAAGGAGGAAGCATGAAATATACAGTTAAGTTTGGTATGGCAAGAACTTATAGCACACCAGAATTACATGAAAATACTAGATCAAAAACCTTTACCAATAAGAAAAAGGCAGAGAGTTATTGGGATAGGTTAGATAAATTTACTTTTAAAGACCCAGTTTTTTCTGAGTTTCATTTAATAGCTTGGAAAGATTGGATTGAGGAGGAAGCATGAAATATAGCGAATTAGTTATTGAATTGTCGCAAAGACTCGCAGATGAGTCTGATTATGAAGATTATCTTTTAGATAAACTACAAGAACTTTTAGAATTTGTGAGGGAACATGAAAAATAAAATGACGCCAGTTGAAGCTGTAAATGTGATCGAGAAAAAACTATTTGACAATCGAGCAAAGCCATATACTGAAGAAGACGCACAAATTGACAATGCCTGGGATATTATTAAACTTCGTTTGGATCTTACAGATGAAGAATTTAATATAATCTTTGGAGAAAAATACTAATGGAAGTAATTATTTGGAAGAAAGGCGTTCAAGCTGTTGAATACTATTGTGATAGTTGCAACGCACAAGTCCCGGAAGAAGAAGGTCTTTGGGTAAATGGCGAAATGACTAGACCACACGAATATCCAAAAGCATTTTGTCGATCTTGTTATATGAAAACACGAAAGAGGATAGATAATGGCGAGTAAAAAATTAAAGATAAACGATTTAATAAACAACCCATCACACTACAACACCGGGGATATTGAGTGCATAGAAGCCATTCAAGCTTCAATGACTACTAGACAATTTCAAGGTTATCTCAAAGGTAATGTTATGAAATACGTCTGGCGTCATGAATACAAAGGAAAAATGCTAGATGATTTGCGCAAAGCAAGATGGTATTTAAATAAATTGATCGCAACACATGAGGATAATTTAAGTGATGATTAAATACAGAATAGAAGACAACGCAATTTGTGGCTACGAAGAAAATAAAATGGTATCAATACTTTTAATCTCTGATCCAGTGGCTAGATCAAAAAGAATAGTACAGCTCGCAGAAGGTGGTGAGTTAGAAGACTAATCTTCTTCTGTTTCCCACTCGCAAATTAATTCTAACAATTGTTCCGGGTCGATAAGTATTCCTTGAGAATTACTTTCTTCCAGATAGTCTTTTATCTTTTGTATCATCATCTTCGTCCTCTATTATTCTAGCTTCTCCATCTATAGATCTAATTTGATTTTCTTCTATGAGTTGATTTAATCTATTCTCTAGCTCTTCTCTACTCATAGAGTCAATCTTACCAAAGCGCACTTCCTTACGATCAACCATGAGGCCACCTAATTTTGCCCTAGCAATTTCAGCATTTACTGCTGGGCCATACGATCCATCTGAGGCCGCAGCATCTCTAATTGTTGCTAACTTCCCGGCTACATTCTCAAAAGTAATATCATACTTCTTCCTTTGTAGAGCTTTCATATCTCTAATCCTCTCCTGAACATGAGAATATTCTTCATTGTTCATCATACGACTGGCTATAACTTCTGGATTTTTAAACCCAGCACGAAAAGCACACTCGCTTTGATTGAGATCTTGATAAACCATAAGGTTTACAAAGACCTCTTGCATTTTAGTTAGTTTCTTTTTTGGTTTTGCCATCTTCTACAAATCTCCAGTCTTCATCAAACATACAATGCCTTATTGAACCATCTTTCATCTGATACAAAAATTGCATGTCTAATAATTGTATTACTTTTCCTTGATTAACTCTATTGTAATTGTACTCAGTATGAATGATCTCATCTTTCAACTTTGGCCTTTTGTTTTTGCCTCGCATTCAATCTCCTATTTACACTTGCATTAATATTTTCTAATGTTTTTTCTGACAACTTTCCGTTGTACCTTATCTTTGTACCTCTCATTTTAATCTTCCCATTTTTACCTCACTGTTTTATTAATTATATTAAGAAAGAAAAAGGGAGTGGGAATGTGGGATTTATCCCCACTCTTTCCCTTCTTATAGAAGTGCACAACCGCACAACTGCACAACCCAATAAACATAAGGGTTTCAGCGTACGCTGTGCGCATGTGCAGGCATGTGCACTTGCACAACTGCACAATCGTTAAGTCATTGATTTTATTGACTTTTCTCAGACGCTGTGCAAAATCGCCAATCAGCGTTGCACAACCGTTTTTTAGCTTAATCATGACAAAAACACGACATACTATCGTCCTCAAATAGATCCAACATCTTAGGATTTTTTGCCTCCTCAACGAGCTCAATGTAGGGCGGACGATCAGATCGAAAGGTTGCCCCGGAGTCATTACCAAATCTATTCTCTTGAGCAATCCACCAATCTGCTAGATCAGGTCGTTCCTTCATTAAAGCATTGAGAGTTTTGCGTCCTTTCAAGAAACACAAGTCACAATTGCCAGCTACTGTTTGACCATTGATTGTCGGCAATCTCAAATCAAAGTTAGCCTTCTGCCAAAATTCTAATACTTCCTTGATCCCATGCTTTGCTTCATACATAGGCATGAGATTATCCCAGCGCTCTTTAGTCGAAGCATTACGCGACGAGGTTACACGCTTCGGCTCGTCGTGTCGCAAACCAAGGATATTGTCCCAGTATTTATAGCCTTGAATTTTCCACATAAAATCTTTCATTCTTTTAATCTTCATCTCGGCTGTGCAAAATCTAGCAACTGGGTTAGGTAGATACGCCCTTCTATCTAGTAAAGCAGCGAAAGGCTCACCATTTCTAGAAGCTGACTCATAGTTCACTATTTTTGTACGATATATCGGCTTCTCTTTACCTATCTCTAGCTCTAACCAATTGATCTTGACACCCCAATGTTCGCCACAATCTCTAACAAAGTCCAAAGTTTCAGGCATTTCTTTACCAGTGTTTGCGAAAGTTACATGCACATCTTCCGGGATGACACCATCGTGAGCGTCCACTATCTGCTTCAACATGAAGCCAGACGTTCTACCGCCAGAGAAACTAATCAATGCTGGGCCCTCTATTTTGTATGGGTTTCTCACTAACTCTCCATATTACTCAAGATATGTGAGATCACATTGACTGTCCAACCATTACCCAACATCTTATATCTTTGTGTCTTTGATACATGATTAGTGTAATTGTCTGGGACTGTCTGCAATCTTTCGCATTCCAGGGGCGTCAGCTTCCGCCAAGTTAATTCATTATGTTCGCCAACATTTGTTCTGTCAGCAAAAGACTCTGTCAAAGCATGTGACTTACCGTCTTTGTGAAAGACTCTGTCTTGTATATAAGGTTGTCTGCCACTAGCTTTTTTACTAGGATTTATCTGATTAGTTTTTTTTGTCTCAATACTTATCTCATGATCTTTATTCAAATTAGGCGTGATTGTTCCTACTTTACCGTCTGTTCTAGGAATTAATTCTTTAGATCTAAAAGGTGTGTGATCTTTGCCAGTTTTTAATTTAGCATCTCTTCTAGCTTTCTTTCCTTCTTCGGTTCTAACTTCTCGATACGATTGCACTGCGACTTTGGGTTCACGATTACCACCGCCACCAGCATTCAAAGTAGGCGACTTACCATCTGGGCTATAAACTCTTTTAAGTATGTCATGACCATTGATGTCTGATGCCATACCTACTTGTTTAGGTTTAGTTATTTTAGGGCTGTCACTTCTTCCTAATATAGATGGGGATTTTCCATTAGGATCATATACTCTGCGCTGTCTTTCATTGTCTTTAAGTATTTCTCTAGGAATGTCGTATGCTTTTATAGGTTTAGTTTCAAATACTTTTGGGATGTTGCCACTACCACTACTAGATTTTAAAGATCTAGTTTTTTTACTATCTTTGCTATACGTTTGTTGCTCAAAAAACCAAGACTTGTCGCTTGTTCCTTTTTTAATATTAGTTATGCCATTATCAGAGGTACTAGTTTGTACTCCAGTCATGCCATAAGTATTCCAGCCTTTCCAATCTCTAGCTAATAAAGCAGTGCCTTTCTGTATATTTTCTTTAAACGCTTCTCTACCACCATTGCCAACCAAATCTGCTTGACCATCATCTTCTAAAATATCTCTCAATACTATGCCCATATCGTCTGGCTGTTCAATGTTAGGTATGTTTGTCCAATAATATCTTTGTCTAGATTGTGCTGATACCAAAGCACTATTAATTAATATCGGTTCAATCCTACCACCGAATAAATCGTCGCCACCTTCAAAGTCTGGATAACAAGCTGATACTTGTTCAGTAATAACTTCCAGAAATTCTTTCTTCATTTTGACATTCTCAAGTAAAAAATACTTTGGCTTGATCTCTTTTAATAATCTAATAAATTCAAAGAACAAAGCTGAACGAGGATCGTCAAAGGCCAACTGCTTACCAGCAAAACTAAAACCTTGGCAAGGGCTACCAGCTAAAATTAAATCTATGTCTTGATAATCTTCTGCTTTTAAATTACAGACATCGCCTACTTGAATTGTTTCTGGGAAGTTTGCTTGAGTGACTTGTATCGCAAACTTATCTATTTCACTTGCATAATACTTATCTACTTTGATACCGAGTCTGTTTAGTGCCAACTGACCACAACTCATGCCGTCGAATAAACTTAAAACTTTCATATACAAATTGTACCAATCATTCCCAAGGTTTCCTACCTTTATTATCAAATCGATAATGCCAAGTTTGTTTTCCAGGGATAGCATGAGTCTTAACTATATCGCCCAAATACTTTTGCACATGACTAACCGCGTATCTTGCAGCTCGTTCGCCACTAGGTAAATTGTTTTCTTTCAACGCTTGTCTTGCCAAGATCTCTAACTCTTGTCTTGTATAGAAAGTAATTCTATCCATTGCATCTGCTACCTTCTGAGCAATCTCTACTTCATCTGGACCCTCATCAAAGTCAACCATATCCCAGTTGCCTTTCTCAAAATCAAATCTAGCCAAGTGAGTATCAGGTTCTCTTGCGTTTCTTGCTTCATAAAACATAGTTACATTTGGCTTTTGTCCCATGAGTTTAATACCAGAGTCCATCCACCCAGCAAAAGCAGAACCACCACGCGCTGACATAAACGAAGCATCGTCGGCTCTTTCTTTACCAGTATGATGCGCGATGATTACTGCAACACCAAAGAGTTCAATCAAACGATCTACTCTAGATAATAAATTATGTATCTCTTGGTTGCTGTTTTCTTCGCCATCAAAAAAATTAATGATAGGGTCAATCATCACAATATCTGGCTGATGATATTCAATACTTCTAGCAATACCATCAATATCTTTATCTCTCATTAAGTTCTTTCTCAATCTACCAGTCGGTATCAAGTTAGCATGTCCCATCGCCATCAAGTCTGGGTCGTGCATGTAAGGTTGATAGTAAGTATCTATTCTATTTTTTAAGAACTCCTGGATAATCTCTGCTTGCAACCACATAACTTTACAAGGACGCGTAAAAGGTTTGCCCATAAACGATTGACCAGTTGTGGCCGCTGCAGCAAAACCACCAAGCCAATGCGACTTACCTATCTTAGGTTTACCAATCAATAAACATCTAGATTGTTCAAAGATAAAACAATCGCCCCAAAACTGACCAATAGAATTAGGTTCCAAGCCAGTCCAAAACTCATCGTTGTAAGGTTTTAAACCTAGTGGGTCTGTTAAATCATCTCTACGCTTTTGATCGACGATGGGATCTTCTTGTTCAAGTATCTCTTTGAGTTCATCTCTTAAATCTATTTCCCATTCACTAGTTTTCCATTGTAGTATTCCAGCTTCCGTATCTTCTGGGTGTCGTTTGATATGTCCTTGGGTAATCGACATACATGTTTGTAATACTTCTGGGAAAGGCAAAGGTTGTTGCAAAGTTTGGTTCCAATCAAAACATTTAATTAATACTTCACGATAACCCCAACCTTCTTTAATCCATTTACCAATCAATCTAGCCAAGGTATCGTTTCTTTGACCAACATCCACCGGGTCAGCAGTAAGTTTGTTTTTATTATCTAAAATGGAAGTGACCTTATCCGATTGATTGAAGTCGTGTATGTTGTTCAAGTCTTCCATGTTGAGCATAGGCAAATCATCGATGTCGTTCACGACCAAGCCATCTGCTGTTTCAAAAAAATATTTAGTAGAAGGCGAGACC